ATCCATCCCGGCCCAGTTTTGGCTGTTGTCCTCAACGGTCGTCTGCTCCTGCTTCTCTGCTTGCTCGATGGCGGTGCGGAGGGCGGTGATGGCATCCCGTGCCTTGGCCTCCACGCTGTAAGCCTTCCACGCCTCCTGCGGCGGGTCAGACAGCAGCATTACGCCGTGGCTGCGTAGTGCCAACTCCAACGCCTCAAGCGCCCGCTTCATTACTTCGATGCTCATAGTGACTGTCCTTTCTTGCATGGCCACGCCTTGCCAAGCACATAGAAAATAATTGCTGCCGCATCCATGTGCCTGATTGCTGGTTGACCAACAATGAAGTTCCTGACCATGTCCTGAACCTGGCCAGCAGTGACGTTAGACGGTGGGCAGTGGTTGTCTCCTCCACCAGCATCCGTTACACCCATGATGTAGCCAAGAGCCAGAGACCTCTCCTGGTAGCTCTCAGAGCTCATTTCGCTGAATAACGAGTTTCCTGTCCTGAATCCAGCATGAGCATTCAGACAAATCAGTGCAGACAAGATGATGAGTTTCTTCATGATTACTATCATTTCAAGCACTCCCAGTATTTAAAGTTCCATACGGCTTTGCCGCCAGTGGACTCGCAGGCCTCTTTGAAAGCATCTGTTGTTTGTTGATTTCTCGCCTCGACTTCTCGGAAGAAACCAACCCCAGCCGCGATGAAGCTGACCACAATGGCTGCAACAACACCATAAAACATGTGGAGATTCATACCAACTCCGCATCTAAAAACTCTTCCTGAGTCTCTTCGCTCATCTCGGCAAAGGTCTCAAAGTGGTTCTCGCTACAGCATCCAAACTTGACCTTCTGGCAACCGCAATAGCAGCAGTACTCTGTGCTATCGGCCATCAGCTCTTCACGAAGTTGTTCACGCTTGTTCATTTGAGTGAGCTCCAACGTGTTTTAGGTTCATTGGCTCGTTCCATGTAGAAGTGGATCAGGAAGTTGAAGAGCTGGACATAGGTCATCTCAATCCCTGTGTCCTTCTTGATCCTCTCTCGGATATTGTCAATGTCTGTGCTGATTGGAACTGTGATTCGTTTCATAAGTAACTCCTGTTGTGGAGCCCACAGTCTCTCATGCTGTTTTGTGCTTGTCACCACTTTTTTGCACCACTGTTGTATTTTTGCCTATTGATGTTTTTTTACAACACAGTACTATTGACGGATGGCCTTCTATCCACCATGCTTCTATTCCAAGGCGCAATTCACTGAGTGGATGCACCTGTCAAGGACTGCCAAAGAGCGTGTAGACATCTGCGATGACTGCACCCCTGAATACCAGGAAAAGCTGGCTCTCAAAGACAAGTGCATCTCACAATGGCCTGACTCGCGTCTTAAAGACTCTGGCATGTACGTTTTTCTCAGAAGGTTTAAGAATGAAACTTAATTTGTCCCAAGTCGCTCTTCTCAAGCGGCTGACCAACTCCCCAAAGAACATCCGCATGTTCAGCCACGGGGATGCCTCCAACTCTCAGATGTCGTTCCACTTCCCACGGTATCTGACCGAGATGGAGGCTGCTGGTTATGTCTACCAACAAGACGAGATGTGGCACATCACCAAGCTGGGCAGGGAATACATCAAGGCAAAAGAGAATGTCGCCAGTGGTGAGAAGTTCTCGACTTGGAAGTCCGACAATGTCTACGATGGGAAGGAGCTCCAGAACAACCACACCCGTCCTGGTTGCTACGACTTCCTGAAATACAAGAGCATTGGTGCTGGCTATGTGGCACAAAGGTAAGCCGCCTTCAATTGGCTGGTGGCCTGCCAGCGTCCAGAGGGATCAGAAGTGCATCCGCTGGTGGAATGGAAAGCACTGGTCAGCCCCTGCTTATCAGCACTACGATGCTTTTTTTGCAGCAATAGAGGCAGAAATTCCGGACAGGCGCATTCAAGAAATTGAGTGGTCCTATCCGTGGTGGGAGAAGAAGAATGGGTAAGGGATCGGCTCCAAGGCCGTTTGATGTGTCAATGGATCAATTCGCGTCCAACTGGGACGTAATTTTCAAGAAAGGTGTTAAAGATGTTCTTCAATCGCAAACCGAAAACGCAAGCGGAAAAGCTCAAGGAGCTGCTCAAGAGGAAGCAGGGGGTGAAGTCTTGGGAGATTGCCAAGGCCCTGCCGTCAGTGAGTCCCCATCGTCGTCTGTCTGACCTGAAAGAGCAGGGCTGGACCATCACGTACAAGTTGATGGACGACAACAAGACAAAGATTTACTTTGGCAAGCCACCAAAGGCTTGATATACTGCTTTGAAACCGGGCTAGGTTAGCTCCCGAAAAGACGATTCGTTACCGTCCTGCCCTTGGTTTCTTCAGTAACGACTACCAACAACGTGAGGTAAAAAATGCTTCTGCGCCCAAAGAGCTGGGACAAGTTCCAACATTACAAAGACCGCTGTCCTCCATGGATAAAGCTCCATCGTGACTTGCTCACCGATAGAGAATTTATGTGCTTGCCTCTTGCTAGCAAAGCGATAGCGCCATTGATGTGGCTGCTAGCAAGCGAGTCAAAAGATGGCACTTTTGATGGTTCATTAGAGGAACTTCAGTTCCGTCTACACATCTCCAAGAGAGATTACGAAGATGGCCTTAAGCCATTGATTGATAAAGGATTTTTTGTTGTTGCTAGCGGAGTGCTAGCAGATAGCTTGCAAGTTGCTATCCCAGAGACAGAGAGAGAGACAGAGAAAGAGACAAAGAAGAGACAGAAAGCGCCTGCGGCTGTGTGTCCTCCGGATGTTGATGAAAAGGTTTGGCAGGATTACCTGGTCATCAGAAAAGCCAAGAAGTTGCCGGTGACGGAGACAGCTCTTGAGGACATCCGGTCTGAAGCCGCACTGGCTGGTATGACTCTTGATCGAGCAATACGTGAATGCGTTATTCGTGGATGGGCTGGTTTTAAGTCAAAGTGGTTGGTCGAAAAGATGACTGCTGCTGAGCAAAGGATGAACACCATGCATCAGCTCACTGGTGGGCTGACGACTCCAAAGGTTGCGAACTTTTGGGACAAACCAAAACTTGATGTGATTGAGGTGCAAGATGTGGAACGAAAAAGACTTCTGTGATGCTGACTCTGGCTTTGAGTACATCTTCAGCAGGATGCAGGCGATTTATGGTTCGCGTTTTGCAAGTCATTGGAGTGGCATAGACCCACAAATTGTTCGGCACGAATGGAAGCATCAGCTTGGACGCTTCCTGACTTACCGTCCAAGTATGGATTACGCCATCAGCAAACTTGATGGTGAATTTGTGCCTAGTGCAATCAAATTCAGAAATCTTTGTAATGCTGGGCCTGATATTCCTGAGAAGCCTGTGCTTCAGATTGAAAAACAAATGACTGCTGAACAAAAAGCAGAAATTGCTAAGCACATAGAAAAGGCTCGTGCATGGCTTGCGCAGCAGAAAGCAAATCGATGACCTACTACGAAGCCATGAGAATACTGGACCGCCTCAAAGACGGATGGAGTTATCCACAGAAGATTGTGGACGAGGCGCTACGAATGACAGGTGATTTGGATGGCATACAGCAGACGAGCAGTTGAGCACCCTGGCGACCGGGTTGTGTTGGAGCAGGCGTTAGCCCGTGAGCTCCTTGCGACCTACCTCAACACTGGAAAGCGTGTGATGACTCAAGACCGTCTTGAATGGATTGAAAAGAGATACGGTTCCGGAGCATCAAAACGAGTTATTGAATACATGAAAAGAATGCAAGCAGGAGATTTACTATGAACCGCGAAGACATCATCCGCATGGCGCGGGAGGCTAAAGGCGATTTTGACGATGGTGTATGGCTGTTTATGCCGGACGAACTTGAACGCTTTGCCGCACTTGTCGCCGCAGAAGAGCGCGAGGCGTGTGCGAAGGTGTGTGAGTCGCTTTCGCTTGAGTGGGAAGACCAGCCCAACATAGCTCAGGCCGAGCTGGCCACCATGATGGACTGTGCCTTGGCCATCCGAGCAAGGGGGCAGGCATGAGAAAGAAAAGCAAATACAGACCACGTAAACAATTGGTCAATCCAGTTCAATGGGTTCTTGAAGGATTCAAACCAATGAGGATTCTTCCGGAAGCCACAAGTCTGAAAATCAAGAACCACAATGCCATGTTTGAAATGGTTCAGGGTAACGGTACTCGGAACGATTTCGATATTCTGGTTTCTGCAATGAACATGGCTGAAGCTCTTATGCTGGTCAACCCGATGAAACTCGGTGGCCATCTATGGGATGAAATCCATGCAGCTCAGAGCGCCCTGCATGCAATGGGCAAACGCTCGCTCTCAAAGGGCGTGTTCAGGTTCACTGGCCCTGAGATCCAGGCAATGAACACAGGAATGGAAATCCACGACCAACAGCTCGACACGTGCAACATCCAAGAGCTGGACGAAGGTGTGAAGTTGGTGTTCAAAACCATCCACCACAAAAAAGCACGGGTGATCGAGGAGCGGGTATGACATTCCAAACCATGTTCAAGATCTACGGAGAACCAGTAGCCAAAGGACGGCCACGGTTTACCCGTCAAGGCAGAACCTATACCCCTGCCAAAACGAAGAAATACGAGGACGAAGTCCGGATGATGGCCAAAGCAGCCATGGGAAGCACAGATCCGCTAGAAACGCCTGTAAGCGTTTTTATCCACATCACGCTACCTGTGCCTGTCTCGTACTCAAAAAAGCGCACAGAGGCCTGTTTAAGCGGTTCTGAGAGGCCTACCAAGCGTCCAGACCTCGACAACCAGATCAAAGCCATCCTGGACGGCATGAATGAGGTGGTTTTTAAGGATGACTGCCAGATCGTCTCGATCCACGCCAAAAAGGTCTACGGGACCATCGGTCTGGTTGAAGTCATGGTCACAGAAGAGATTCTTTGATTCTATGGCTATAATGAGGCATGAAGAAAAAAGGCGGTGTACGGGTTGGTGCTGGTCGCAAGAAGATTGGTCCTGAAGAGCGGATTCTCAGGGCTAGAGTTGCGCCGCACCATGAAAACGCTTTGCTTCTTGCTGGTAACGGGAACATTTCAGAGGGTATTCGTCGTCTTGCCGAGAGGCACTGGCGTCTGATTCACGGAGAGTTAAAAGCAGATGGAACACCCCAGCAGAGCTATCCAGTACATCATCGACACCGCTCCTTTGTACGCCCAGGCGAAAGCTCACAGGGTGTATCTGGAGGAAGCTCGGAAGAGCAAAAAAGCCCAGCTGATGAAGGAATGTCAGGAGACAGTCCTCGGGAAGCAGGAGATCTACGCTTACAGCCACCCGGACTACACGACCTTGTTAAAAGGATTGGAAGTGGCGGTTGAGGAAGAAGAGAAGTTCCGCTGGATGCTGATCGCTGCTCAGGCCAGGATCGAGGTCTGGAAAGCAGAGCAATACACAAATCGTGCTGAGCTGAGGGCCGGAGCATGAGTTACGGTTGCTACAACAGAGAGCCGTATCGGTCTGTTTTCAAAGCCAAAGACGGTAAAAAAGAAGTTTGGGTTGAGTTCAGAATGACCCATGAGTGTCAGTACAAACACACAGAGCTGGGGAAAAACGACCAGAAATGTGTGGGATGTAAATGGAAGTCAGATGAACAACAAGCTCAGCGATAAAGAACGCGAGCATTTGGCTAACGTCAAATCACTTCCTTGCTCTGTTTGCAACGCTCCACCTCCCAGCGATGCTCACCACATTAAACAGCACAGGCAATACACCTGTGTTGCGCTTTGCAAGGATTGCCATCAAGGACCGATATTAGGTTGGCATGGACAGAAAAGAGCCTGGGCGATAAATAAGATGGATGAGCTGGACGCATTAAACATTACTGTCCAGAGGCTACTGGAAAATAGACATAATCCATTTTGAAAAGTTTCGAGATTTTGAAAATCAAAAACCGGGTAAATTTGGTTTCCAAAAATCAAAGCCTCAAATTTTCTGAAATCCTTACATCCAGGCCAGACCTGTTGCGCAGAAACAACACCGTGGCGTGAAAACAACACACCACTGTTGCGCCGATGCAACATCAGCCCTGGCATCTATCGTGCAAGACATCACGCTAGAAACACATCCAAAACGAGCCAGAAAGCCGCTGGAGACGATTTCTGCTGCCTGTGTGTACCTGTGGTGCATAGTGTGTCAAAAATCGCTTGTAGGCTGTTTTATCCTGTGCCTTGTAAGTGAGTGCTTACTAACTTACCAAGCCAAAAAAAGCCCGGAGTTAACCGGGCAGTCTTTGGTTTAGCTGGTCAGATCATCAAGCAACACCCAAAAGTCGGATTGATCTATTGTCAGTTTTTCGCCGTCAACATTGGTAAGGTGGAGGGTCTCGCCGTCAATGCTGGCGATTGTCCAAAATGTCGGGGGGTAGATGCTGAAGACGGTGCCAAAATCGCCTGTTTTCATCATGCCTCCGGGTGTGGGTTTTCAAAGCACATGCGCGCCAAATTGAGCAGCATCTCTGCCTCCACATCGTGAAGACCATAATGCTCAGCAAAGCCAGCAATGGTGAGGAAATTGTTTTTCCAGTCTAGGTAGATGGCGGCTAGTGTCTCTCGGCTCATGGTCTGCTCCTCAATATGGGCCATTGGCGCGGGTTTCGTCTGTTGCGGTCTCTTCCTCTGGGTTGTCTTCGCGCCAATCTTCGTATTCTTCGTCAATGACGTGTTGGGCAATCTCTCGCCAGTCAACCATGCGCAGAGCATGGCCGAGCAGATCGGAATAGACGCCTGTTGTCTCAGGCATGAATTCTTCATGATCTTCCTCTATGCGCTTTGCTAGTTCGTATACGGCATCGTCAATGTCACCATCAAGATGGGTCAGGCAATCCCGCGCCATGCTGCGCAGATGCTCATCTGAGCCGCTGTCATTGGTCAGCCAGAGGTTGACAACCCATGTTTGGTAATTTGCCCAGCCGTTATAGGTTTGATCGCTCATGATTGACTCCTATCAGAAAGAAAAAAGAAAGAGAGAGACAGCCCCGATAGAGGCTACAAAGAGGAAAAAGCAGACAACGATCTCAAGGGCAGAGGGCTCGTTGAGCTTCTCAAGGTCTGCAAGGGTTTGCTGGTGCTGGTGCATGGTCAGTCTCCCAGACGGTGAGCATCACGCTCTGGGACAAACTCACTACAAGCTCGGTCTTGTGCATCTCCGATCAATGCTGGCTCGATCATGGAATCAAGACAGGCAATGTCGTAATCTGTAAGCAAACCCGTAACGTTGACCTCTTCAATGTAGACGCCGAGCAGCTTGGTCTTGTAGATGCCGTTTTCGTCAGAGAATGCTTCGGCCTTGCACCAGACCCATTCGTCTCTGATCTTTGCTTCAAATTCTGTGTAGTGTTTCATGATTAACGCCTTTCAACAATCGCCACATGCCGTGTGGCTCGGTCTTCACATCATAAGGGCTAGATGTCAGATACACATAGAGGAAACCCTGAGATTCTGATGTAGTGTTGTAAAAATACAACGTTCCCAGGTAGCAAAGATGCATTGATTCTATGGCTACATCAGCAAAGAAAAGAAAAGAGAAAAACTGTGGGTCGGATGATGCTCGCATAGGGGAATGTATAGGGGGTCAGATAGGGGACTGTAAGAGGGAAACACAGAGGGGAATGCTGGGTTAGGGGCAGCAAGTAAACGCCAGCAAAACATAACCAGATAGAGGGTCGCAAACACCGTGCCACACACCGACCATGCGTATGCAAGACAAAACCTATCGACCAGCCAGAATCGATAGCCTGCGCCAATGATTGGCTTTCCCTATGGACTTGCCTGATCCGATAGCCTGGGCCAACTGTTGTATCAGCGCCACTGTGGTGTGAAACCAACGTTGGCTCCACGCAACAGTTGTTTTGGCGCAACACCCCCCCCTTGATCGAGGGCGGGGGGCGGCGGTAGGGGGCTCTCCCACAGACATGAATCCCACAGACATGGTTCTATGAATACCCCCCTATACCCCCTCTCCCAAAAAAGCCCTTCCTGAAAAAAATTTTTGGTATATTCCAACTAACATTGATTTTGTGTCCATAGGAGAGAACATGGCTGGAACTCCGATTCGGCGAGCGTTGTTTGCGAAGATTGAGAAGATGGGTGGCATTGAGTTTGTGTGTGCCCATATTGCTGAGGGGATGACGATTGGGCGTTTGGCGGAGTTTCTGGAGTGTTCTCGGCCTTTATTGAGTTTCTGGATCAACCAGACTGAGGAGCGTAAGGAAGCGGTTCTGAGAGCCAGGAAGTTGAAGGCTGAGAAGCTGGCAGAAGATGCTTTGGAGATTGCGGACACGGTAGATGAGACGAGCGTAGCTGGGGTGAATAAGGCGAGACTCCAGGTAGAGACCAGGAAGTGGATGGCGTCTAAGCTCGACCCTGAAGGGTATGGGGAGACGAAAGGTCCGCAAGTAAATATCTCTATTGGCGACCTTCATCTTCAGGCTTTGAAGCAGACCAACAAAGGCGTTGTGATTACAAATGGCGAATAACCCATTTGTTGACTTCATCCAGAGGTACAAAAACGACCCTGTTGCGTTTGTCAAAGAGGTTCTGGGGGTAGAGCCGGATGAGTGGCAGGAAGAGTTCCTCCAAGCCGTAGCTGCTGGGAACCGGAAAATCTCCATCCGGTCTGGCCACGGTGTCGGTAAATCGACAGCTGGTTCTTGGTCCATGCTGTGGTATCTCTTGACCAGGTATCCGGTTAAAGTAGTGGTGACAGCTCCCACAAGTTCGCAGCTGTATGACGCCCTTTTTGCCGAACTGAAGCGGTGGGTCAAGGAACTCCCCGAAGCGGTTCAGCAACTCCTTGATGTGAAGCAGGAAAGGATTGAGCTCAAAGCTAGTCCGACAGAGGCCTTCATTTCCGCTAGAACGAGCCGTGCTGAGCAACCAGAAGCTCTCCAAGGGGTTCACTCGGACAACGTCATGTTGGTGGCTGACGAAGCCTCTGGCGTTCCGGAACAGGTCTTTGAAGCTGCCGCTGGCTCCATGTCCGGCCACAACGCCGTCACCATTCTGTTCGGCAACCCGGTAAGGTCTAGCGGATTCTTCTTTGACACCCACAATCGTCTGAGAACGGAGTGGTGGACTAAACGGGTCTCCTGCGTTGACTCCAAACGGGTCTCCGAGGACTACGTCAACGAAATGAAGTCCCGGTACGGAGAGGAATCAAACGCCTTCCGGATCAGGGTATTGGGCGAGTTCCCCAGAAGCGATGACGACACAGTAATACCCATGGAGCTACTGGAAAGCGCCAAAAACCGGGATGTCGTGGCCTACGAAGACGCACCCATCGTCTGGGGACTGGACGTAGCCCGATTTGGTTCCGACTCGTCAGTTCTGTGTAAGCGTAAATCCAATGTTGTCCTTGGGAAGCAGAGATGGAGAAACCTGGACCTGATGCAGCTCACAGGAGCTGTAGTTGCTGAGTACAACTCTGTGGAGTTCAAAGACCGCCCCATGGAGATTCTGGTGGACTCTATCGGTTTGGGAGCTGGAGTTGTTGACCGACTGCAAGAATTGGGCCTACCAGCTAGGGGGATCAACGTCTCTGAGAGTCCGGCAATGGGTCAGACGTACCTGAATCTCAGGGCTGAGCTGTGGCACAAAGCCAAGGCTTGGTTGGAGAAGAGGGACTGTAAGCTGCCTCAAGATGAGGATTTGATTGCCGAGCTGGCGACAGTGCGGTACACGTTTACCTCTAATGGCAAGATCAAGATCGAGTCCAAGGACGATATTAGAAGGCGAGGATTGAAGTCGCCAGACGTTGCGGATGCCTTTATACTTACCTTCGCATCAGATGCTGCCACGATTTCCTGGGGCCGTAAGGCTGACTGGGGAAAGCCAATCCGAAGGTTGATTCGCGGGATTGTTTGAGCAACAATGGGTTGCCGTGGGCTTTGAGCAGTCTGGTGGCTGCTCTTTTTTTAGATTGGAATCATCATGCGTATGGACAAGGCTGCTGAAAAAATTGGCAAAGTCATGGGCGAGTACAAGCGTGGCAAGCTGAAATCTTCCTCTGGTGACAAAGTCAAGAGCCGTGACCAGGCCATTGCCATCGCCATGAGCGAAGCTGGTCGTTCTATGCCCAAGCGTGGTACTGCTACCAATCGGAGCAAAAAATGAAGCCCGGTCTCTACGCCAACATCCAAGCCAAGCGTGAGCGCATCAAGGCTGGCTCTGGCGAGAAAATGAGAAAGCCCGGGACAAAAGGAGCGCCTACTGCCGCAGCCTTTAAAGCCGCAGCAAAGACGGCGAAGAAAAAATGATCAAGCGCGGCAAAGAATCATTTTCTGGCTACAACAAGCCAAAGAAAACTCCTTCTCACCCGACAAAGAGCCATGCCGTGTTGGCGAAGTCCGGTGAAGACGTCAAACTGATTCGTTTTGGCCAACAGGGAGTCAAAGGCTCTCCTGAAGGCACAAAACGCAACGAAGCATTCAAAGCCCGCCACGCCAAGAACATCGCCAAAGGAAAGATGTCTGCTGCGTACTGGGCAGACAAAGTGAAGTGGTAATCATGGAATCCTTGTCAAATTATCTCCAAAGCCAGTACGACAGGTCTGCCATTCCTGGTGCCATTAATAATGTCCGTGGGCTTTTTGGTCAGCTACAACAACCAATGATGGGTCCTGTTCCAGAAGATCAAATGGCTCCTTTGAATCTGGACAAACCTCTCAACCCAAAAGATGTCAATTACCCAATGCCTCAAGGTGGAGGTGGGGGCTACGGCATGTCTGCCGCGAGTGCTCCTGCTCTCAGTCCTGCTGGTGGTAATGCTGCTAGTGGTCCTGTTACACAGTATGCTGGTGGTATTCCTTCACTTCTGCGCTCCTATGGCGAACCGTCTATTGGCCTTCTTCGGTACATTGAAGGCTAAACAAAGGAAAGAAAATGCTCGATAAAGATATGAACCCGATGCTGATGGCTGAAGAACTTCAGCGTGAACTTGTAGACCAAGACGACGAGGTCATGTCCGAAGAAGAACTTCAGGGCATTGTCAGCTCGGAGATTGTTGACGCCATATCTTTTATCGACGAAGACATCGCCCCCAAACGTGCTCAAGCCACTGAGTATTATTTTGGCGACCCGTTTGGCGACGAAGAAGAGGGCCGCTCACAGGTCGTTTCGATGGATGTGCGCGACACCATCCAAGGGATGCTGCCCAGCCTGATGCGTATCTTCTTTGGTCCTGACCGTGTGGTGGAGTTCGCTCCCAACGGTCCTGAAGATATCGCCAATGCAGAGCAAGCCACTGACTACGTGGACTTTATTGTCAAGCGCGACAACCCCGGCTTTCAAGTTCTGCACTCTACTTTCAAAGACGCACTGGTCCGCAAGACTGGCGTGATCAAGTACTGGTGGGATGAGTCTGTTCAGGTCAAAGCAGAGAGCTTCTCGATGCTGGATGAGCAGTCCATGATGCTGTTGACCAACGACCCCGATGTGGAGATCGCTGCCGTCCGCGAGTATCCGATGCCTGGCTTTGAGCAGCAGAACCCGGCTGAAGCAATCATGATTCCTGCCCCGATGATGTATGACGTTGACATTAAGCGTCGAATCAAGAGTGGCAAGGTCCGCATTGAGTCTCTGCCTCCTGAAGAGTTCCTGATTGACCGCAGGGCCAAGGACATTGATGACGCCACCATGGTTGCTCACCGCTCCATGAAGACCGTCTCCGAGTTGGTGGCAATGGGTTACGACTACGAAATGGTGGTTGAGAACTCTGGCGACAACTACGAGTTCGACACCAACGACGAATACCAAGCCCGTAATCCTTGGGCCGTTGTTCGTGGCAGCACGAATCCTGATCCTACCGTCCGTCATGTCCTGTACATCGAGGCCTACCAGAAGGTGGACTTTGATGGAGATGGCATTGCTGAGCTGCGCAAGATCTGCACGATTGGCAACAGCCACAAGGTTGTTTACAACGAGATCACTGACGAGCGTCCGTTCGCTTCGTTCTGTCCGGACCCTGAGCCGCATACCTTCTTTGGTATGTGTCCTGCTGATGTCACCATGGACATCCAGCGTATCAAGTCCAACGTCCAGCGCGGTATGCTCGACAGCTTGGCCCAATCTATCTATCCCCGTACTGCGGTGGTTGAGGGTCAGGCCAACATCGAGGATGTGCTGAACACCGAAGTTGGTGCTGTGATCCGTATGCGCGCTCCGGGTATGGTCCAGCCGTTCTCCACTCCGTTTGTTGGTCAGGCCGCATTCCCGATGCTGGAGTACCTGGATGACGTTAAACAGAACCGCACTGGCATCTCCAAAGCCGCTGCTGGTCTGGATGCTGACGCGCTTCAGAGCACGACCAAAGCTGCCGTGTCAGCCACGGTCAGTGCTGCTCACCAGCACATCGAAATGATTGCTCGGATCTTTGCCGAGACTGGTCTGCGCCGTCTGTTCCGTGGCATCCTGAAGCTGGTGGTTGAGAACCAAGACCGTGAGCGCATGATCCGTCTGCGCAACACGTTTGTCCCGATGGATCCCCGTTCTTGGGACGTCAACATGGACGTCATTGTGAATGTGGGTGTGGGTGATGGCACTCTGGAAGAGCGGATGATGATGCTCAACCAGGTTGCCAGCCGTCAGGAATCCATCATTCAGGGTTACGGCCCGAATAACCCTGTGGTTACCCTGCCCCAGTACACCAATACCCTGACCAAGATGCTCCAGTTGGCTGGCTTCAAGGATGCCCAGAACTACTTCAACCAGCTCCCGGCTGACTTCCAGTTGCCGCAGGAAGAGCCAAAGCAGACTCCTGAAGAAATGCTGACTCAGGTCCAAGCTCAGGCTATTCAAGCTGACATCCAGAAGAAAGCAGCTGAGCTGGAGCTGGAGCGCGAGAAAATGCTCCGTGCTGACGACCGGGAGCGAGATCGTATTGAGCAGGATGGTATTCTGCGCAGATATGAACTAGAATTGAAATACGGCGTACAAATTCAAAACGCCGAGATCCAAGCGGCCATGAATTTGGACCGTGAGGCCATTCGACAGGAAGCTGCACTGAACCAGGTGGTTGTTAATGCCGCCACTCAACAGCCTCCACAACCGATGATGTGAGATGGACGACGAACAACTTAATTTTGAGCGCGGACAACGAGCAAAGCGTCTTTTAGAAGATGACCTACTCGTAGAAATGCTGAAGAAGATTGAGGATGATTGTTACCGGGAGATCCGGGCAACCAAGCTGATGGACAAGGAGGTGCGTGAGCAAGCGTACCTTCTGTTAACAACAGTAGACATTCTCAGGGCAAAGTTACGTGGTGTTTATGACACCGGGGTCATGGCGGAAGTTCAGATGAAGCGCCGTGGCCGTCCGCCAAAAGTTGTTTAATCTCAAGGAATAGATATGTCCGATCAAGCAGCACCAGTCGGTTTGAATGTGCATGAAGCAGCAGATACCTTTGCTTCGATGATAGACCAGGACGAAGGTCCGGTTGACACTGAAGAGCAAGCACCCTCGGAGGAAGTGGCCGAGGAAACCGAAGAAACAGAATCCGCCGAATTGCAGGACGAGGCGGAGGAAGGATCTGAGGATGAAGTAGAAGGCGAAGAAGAGGAAGCCGAAGAGCAGGAGTCTCAACCTGAGAAGTTCGTCGTCAAAGTTAATGGCGAAGAGCTTGAGG